TTGATGGGTTGTGTAATCTTTAGCAAGTTTCACTTCAAGCCTATGCAAGTCTTGTTTCATTGCATTTACAGCTTCCCACAATTCACGGGCAAACCACCCAATCACCGCTAGTATGCTACCTGCACCAATATTGATAAGTGTTTGCCATTCCATAATTGCCTAAAAAGTTAAATTGACGGAATCTTATTTTGTATTAATATTGTTGTGCAGATTGTAAATGACTTCTTCAGGGCTGACAAACGCATCAGCGTTATATTCCACAAAATCCCACCAAAGAAACTGATTTTGGGCTAAGTAACTGCGGTCTTTTAAAAGGTTGATGTTTTCAGGGTGTCCGTAAATGTTAGGGTCTGATACTGACCACAAAACAATCCCCTTTTTGCCCCTTGACCATCCAAAATGTTGCATAAAGCTGTCGCATGAAATCCATGTACGGCAGTCATCAATTAACTTGCCCAACTCATTCAAACTTAGATTTTTGCGGAAATCGTCAACCAACTGTTCTTCACCGTCAATGCCTACCTGCACAATAGGTTCATCAATCAACGCAATCAATTCTTTCCAATAAGGGTAATTCTTTGGGTTACGATTGCCGTTGACTAATTTTTTAGAGTACGGGCTAATTAGAATCATAAATACAGCTTTCTAAATGCGTTTTCTAAACTGTCTTTCCAATCCCATTCAATCATCTTTTTGTATATGTTGAACTGTTCAACATCACCAAATAATGCCTGTGCTTCCGCAATAGGTCTGCATGGGATGATTTCAGGATAGCAACCAAACACTTCAGCGTTTTTTATTTCAGGCAATATCTTGCTAAACACAACATGGTCACCCATCCCACAATTCAACACAACAATCTTCTTGCTTTTAAAGTTAATGACATTCCTAAATATCTGTTCATCTCGTTCATACAGTTGGGCATTGGTTTCACTTCTTATGCCACCTTGCGGATTTTTTAAATGCCATGTAATTGCATCAGGTACAACAAACAACTTGTAACCTTTTAAATGCAATCCGTATGAAAAAAGTGTTTCTTCACGGTGGGCAACCCTTGATAAACCAAGGTTGTAATCGTGTACGCCTGCACGGTATAGAAATGAACAATACAAATGTTCTACCTGTTTTTTTTCTTTGATTAGCCCCCATTGAATGTTTGGTTCAATCTCAATGTTTGCCATCAGCCCTGATGAATTTAGATATTGTGTGTTTAGCGGTGGCGTTATAACTGAACTACCAATTGCCCCAACATCATCAGCAGTATGACTTGCCAATATTTCTAATACATTAGGTTCAGGGATTGCATCATCATCAACACGCCAAACCCAATCATACCCTGATGTATTTGCTAATTGATGTATGTGATGTTGACCTTTTTTACCTGCAAATACCCATTCCCACTTCAGCCCTTTAACATCAAGAATGTGGAATAAATGTTGATACAAAAAGTCTGTACGCAAATCTTCAGGTTCATCGTTGTCATCAAATATAACTAACTTATCAGGCAACCTTGTTTGATTCAGAATGGCTTGTACTACCATTGGCAATGTAGAACGGTATCTGCCCCGTGTTGCAACTGAACACAATATGGTTTCTTTTTTATCCCACTTGCAAATCATTAGGTTTGCAGGATTGCTTTCTGAAACGGGCATCATTGAATCTGTAATGTGACCGTGCATATTGATGTAATTAAAATCAAATGACGGAAAGTATGATTCATTTAAACCATGTAATTTATGGTGTTCACCCCAAAAGCCTTTGGGTTCATTGTGCGGTACTGTGATTAGCAATCGTTTGCAATGCTTTTTCAGCTTTTCAACAATTTCCAAACCATTATCTAGGTGTTCAATCACTTCAAACGCAATGATTGTGTCGTACTGTTCTAACGGAAAATTGTTAATGTCTGCATAAAAAAACTTGGCATCATCACGCCAATTTTGCAACTTAGCAATATCAATAATTTTGGAATCGTAATCAATCCCTGTGTAGTCAATACCTTCAGGCAAGAATTGAATACCGTAACCTGATGAACAGCCTATTTCTAATATTTTGTTACCCAAAACATTTTGGCTTGCCCATTGATAACGGGTTGTTTCTCTTGCGTGAACATTGTCACCCTTTAGAAAAACAGCCCGTTCATAGTTGTTGGTTAATTCATATATATATTTTTCGTATTCTGTCATGTTTTATCTTATTTAAAATTATGTTCTAGGATATACCAACTCCACTCTTGTACCGCTTGCCAAACCTGTTGCAAATACAACCTGTGTACCGCTTGTTATGGTTACATCTGCACCGCCAACCATTTCAACACCGTTACAAAATACTAATATCTTACCTGATACATAACTAACGCTTGTTGTAAATGTTGTTTGTGATGCTGTTGCAGTAAATGAATCAAACACCATGCTTGTTGCATTACCGCTAAAACCACTTGTACCTGAAAAACCACTTATTCCGCTAAATCCTGAATAACCTGAATAACCACTAATACCTGATGCACCGTTTGTACCGTTAGTGCCTGAAAAACCACTTCTTCCGCTAAAACCTGAAATACCGCTAAAACCACTAGCACCCGTTGCACCCGTTGCACCACTAAAGCCTGAAATACCTGAAGCACCGTTAGCACCTGTTGCACCACTAAAACCGCTTATGCCACTAAACCCTGAAATACCGCTAAAGCCTGAGTACCCGCTAATACCTGAGTATCCGCTAAAGCCACTTGTGCCTGTTGCACCAACCGCACCTGAATATCCGCTAATGCCTGAGAATCCGCTATAACCTGAAATGCCTGATGCACCTGTCGCACCAACAGCACCGCTATAACCTGATATTCCTGAGTATCCGCTAATACCACTAAAGCCTGAGTATCCACTAATACCTGAATAGCCTGATGTGCCACTAGCACCGTCAATGCCTGAGTATCCGCTAATACCGCTAAAGCCTGAATAGCCTGAAGTACCTGATGCACCAACTTCACCGCTAAAGCCTGATTGACCACTAAACCCTGAAATGCCACTAAATCCTGAATATCCTGATGTGCCTGAATATCCTGATTGTGTGTACATCACTTGTGTTGCGGTAAGAATAACTGATGGTGTTCTTGGGTAAGAACCTGTTGCACTCAATGTTTCAATGCTTACGCTTGCATTGTTTGTTTGCCAATAAAGTTGAAATACATCATTAGCAGAAACATTTAAAACATAATTAACGGTCAATATTTCTGATGAAAATGCTGAACCTTGTTTATCAGGCACATCATAATGACTGTTTGAATCAGCAAGGTTTGAACCATTTTTACGCAACCAAACTTGTATGCCACCATTAGCAGTTGAAGTGTTTGTAAGTTGCAATGAATATGTAATGCTGTAAGTACCTGCAACATTAAAACGCCATTGATTTGCAGAAATTAATTCAACATTATTGTTTGCATCAGTTGTATTAACATTAATTGGTGTTGGTGTGTTGATTGTTGCTGTTTGATTTGTTGTGTCATAAAAAGAACCAAACGCACCAATCGCACCACCTAAACCTGCAACACCGCTATAACCACTAAATCCGCTAATGCCTGATGCACCGCTAAAACCTGAGATACCGCTAAAGCCACTTGTGCCACTAGCCCCTGAAAAGCCACTTACGCCACTACCTGAATAGCCTGAATAACCTGATGTGCCTGACAATCCATCAACGCCTGAGTATCCGCTAAAACCGCTAATACCACTAAAGCCTGATTGCCCATCTTGACCTGAGATACCACTATATCCTGAATAGCCTGAGATACCGCTATATCCACTAGCACCTGATTCACCGCTAAAACCACTAATGCCTGAATAGCCTGAAAATCCACTTACGCCTGAACCTGAATATCCTGAGTATCCACTAATCCCTGAATAACCTGAGAATCCGCTTGTGCCTGATTGACCATTTAAACCGCTAAAACCACTTATACCTGAAGCACCTGAAATTCCTGATGCACCGCTATAACCGCTAATACCTGAGTATCCGCTAAAGCCTGAAATTCCTGAGTATCCACTAATACCTGAATAGCCACTAAAACCGCTTAAACCGCTTGCCCCTGATGCACCAACAATTTGTCCTGCATCAAACCATGCTGAACCATTCCAAACCCATAGGTTGCCATCTTCAGTAACAATGTAAGCATCATTAACTTGATTACCTGTTGGTGGTAATGCACTAACAGTTGGCACTTCGCCTTTAATGTTAATGCTTGTACCTTGCTGACCACTATAACCACTAAAGCCTGAATATCCTGAAATACCTGAACCGCTATAACCGCTAAATCCTGATGCACCACTAAAACCTGAAATTCCGCTAAATCCTGATTGCCCATTAGCACCTGATATACCTGACCATCCACTAAAGCCTGATGTTCCGCTAAATCCTGATATTCCTGATGCACCTGTCGCACCCGTTGCACCTGTCGCACCTGTTGCACCACTAAAGCCTGAAGCACCTACTGCACCACTAAAACCTGAATAGCCTGAAAAACCGCTTACGCCACTACCTGAATAACCTGAGTATCCGCTTGTGCCATTAGCACCTGTAACGCCTGAATATCCGCTATATCCTGATGCACCCTGTTGTCCGCTATAACCTGAATATCCTGAATAACCTGATACACCACTTTGTGCTGTACCGTTTAAACCTGAATATCCACTAAAGCCTGAAAAACCACTTGCCCCTGAATAACCTGAAAAGCCTGATGTGCCACTAGCACCACCAACGCCACGGTTTACTTGAATCGTTTGTCGTGCCTGCGGTACAACTTCAACATTAATATTATTTCCGTCTGTAACGGTAACATTTAGATTTGCCATGATTAAACCTTAACAATACCGTCTGAACGAACTAAGAAAAGTAGGAAAATAATGTTATCTTCAGCAGGGGTTGAACCCGATACAGGGAAACTAATTTTTATACGCCCTGAAAAACCTGCACCGTTAACTGAATTAATAGCTAATTGGTCATCACTTGTGACTAAACCCCAAGCATCAGAATCAATTAACAATGTAAACGAACCCGTTGAATTAACACGGTTTGTAATAGTTAGTGGGATTGCAGTAGGAGTAGGGGTGTAATTGCTAATATCAAAAGATAAACCATAACGGGTATCTTGCACATTAGTTAGTGTTCTACGAATGATTTGGGCATCAATAGTTGCCCCTGTCAAATCAACGGGTGATGTACCATCTTCGGCAGTTAGTTGAAGATTCCAATAGGTTTGTTGGTCATATACCAATTCACCTGCAATGATTGGAGAATCAAACCCACTCACTTGGGTTAATGTGTTTTTAGAAAATACGGCTATGATTTTACCCTGTCTTTCTGCTTTAATGCTTTTGCAATTTTACTTGCTTGTGATGCGTTTCTAATATGTTCAGGCGTTTTCTTTTTACCTTTCATGGCATCAGAAATTGCTTTTTTGTGTGATTCAGATAATTTAACACCACGCTTTGCTAAACCGCCTGCGTTTACACCTTGCAATGATTTTGATATTTTTGCTTTACATTCTTCGCTTCTTGGTTTCCCAAATAACGGATGTAATTTACCTTTTAAACCGTTGCCACCATCACCACCATCAGTAAGGTTAGCTAATTTAAAAAACTTTCTTAATAAAGCAATAGTAAATTTTTCAGCATTTAACGCTTGTTTTTGGGTTAAATTTGATTGAAGTATTACGGGCTTGAAACCAACCTTATTAACAATATTATGCCAATAGGTATTACGGTCTTTTTTGGTATTTGAACGATAACCAATACCTTTACCAACATAAAAAGGCGTGTTTGTATCTAACCTTTCATGCAAATAAATGTATGAGTTTGTTGCAACTGCCATGATAGCCCCTAATTCTTGGTTTATTACCCTATGCACTCACAGGGTACGCATCATGTCTTGTTTTGTTTTATGTATTTTACGCTATTTCATTTTCATAAACAACTTGTATTTCTTGCCATTTACTTGTGTAACCTTGTGCAATACAAATATATCTAACCTGTATTTCTTGTGTACCGTCTTGCTTAACAAGAATACGAAACTCAGGCGTTGAATTTGGATATAGCATTATTCAGGCTGTGGTTCAGTAGTTGGTTCAGTTTTAGGTTCAGGCGGTGGCACATATTCAGCAATTACACCATATTCGCCTGCAATACCTTTAGTCCAAATCTCTTGGATGTGTGCATAAGGGTCATTTGCGTTAATACCTGATGGGTGTTCTTCATTAAATTCTTCATACTTAACAACACAAGTAAAATGTGTATGTTCTAGGTTACCCCATTTTAAATTTTTAACATATTCAACAGTAAACATAATTTTATCCTTTTAAGAAATGCGAACCCATATTGCACTATTGCTATTTGCTTGAATACTAGGAGGGGATGTGTTACTCATAGCTGAACCGCCCATCATCCTATAAGTACCGCCTGTTGAAATATAGGTATTATAATAAACATACGCCCCCCCATCAGGTTCATAAAATTTTAATTGTGTTCCTGACCTAGTTCCGTTTACGGATGTAGCCGTCTCACAAGACGCTTCAATATAAGAACCGATAGCCCCGTAAGTTGTATTTGTAATTGCACCTGTTTGACCGTTAAGTGATGTTACACCACCTGATGATACAGTTGCCCAAGTATTGTCACCACGCAAATAAGTTGATGATGATGCTGTTCCGCTTGGGCTTAATGTTGCTAATGTTCCCAACCCAAGATTTGTTCTAGCTGTTGAAGCTGATGTTGCACCTGTACCACCGTTTGCAACAGGTACAGCACCCGTTAAACCGTCTGTTGCATCAAGTTGCCCTGATGTATTTAAATTGTTAGCTAATTGCGATAAATTAAACGCCTGTGTCATACTGCCCCCGTTCTTGCAAATGTTTGTTGAACCATTACGGTTGATGTGGTTGTTGGCGTTTCAGCCAACTGATAAGTACCTGATGCCGTTGTATAGTCCGTTCCCTGTAATAATATCACACCATTACTATACAAATTAAACGCATTTACATCATAAGAATATGTATATACAGTCTGACCAACAACCGTAAACGCAACAATGTTGTTTGGGAATCCGTTTGGTTGGTCAAGATTGTCAGGTGACCATTGAATAATAGTCATTTTACCCGTCAAATTACTTGGAAAATCTGAAATTGTTTGGTCAGTAATGTTGTAATCTAATTCATTAAGAACAGTACCATTGATAAATATGAATTCATAACCACTTGTTAGTGTAAACCCTGATGCGGTATATGATGTGGCATCAGTCAAATCTACGGTGTTTCTTGTAAATGATGCGTACACGCCTGTACCATCGTTTTCAGATTTGAATGAAATTACAGTAATAATGTCACCGCTTACTGCACCTGTACCCAAAGTTACAGTAGTTAATGAATCTGTATATTCTGATTCATCAAGCAAACAACCGTTTTGGAATACCCAACATTGGTCAGTAATGTATCCTGATGCCCGTGTAACGCTAAACGCTGTTTGACCTGATGTTGCTGTAAATGATTGCTTGGTAAAGTAAAACGCATCAGGTGGTTCAAATCCTACAACACGACCATAAATATCAACAGTTAAATTAGCAACAGCACCTGTAAATGTAGGGCTTCCACCAAAATTTAAGAATGGCTTTAATTGGGCAACAATTTTTCCGTCAGGGTTATTTGTAATAGCCAATTCGCCTGATGCTTCACCAACTGATGTTGTGCCTGTTTCAGTTAGCTGACCTGTACGCCTATCAAGGTCAATAATATTTGTGCCTAATGGCAACGCTGACCATACTGACGGGTCAAACAATAATGCGTTACTTGGTACAAATGCCCCGTTACCGCCTGCAACAACGGCTGTACCTGAACCAAAACTAAATTTACGGTTTGTTCGGTTTGCATACGCCAAATAGAATGTCGTACCAAAATTAGGGTCAGCAGGATACCAAGTGTAATCCGATGCTGTAAGGCTTACGCCTGTACCTGTTTGATTGATTAAACCGTAAAATTCTTTGTTTGTTGGGTTTAAACTAAAGCCTGTACCGCTAATATCGTCAGCATAAGCAACAGCTAAATATCTCTCTGTAAATTGGAATGTGCTTGGTCGCCATACTAAAACCGTACTTGCAGGGCTGAATGATGAACTTGCCAAACTGTTTACCATACGGCTAAAAAAGTACCAATTGCCTGAAGGAATGTTGGCAAGTGATACAGGTGGCATAGCCGTGTTAATACTGTACGGGTTACCGCTTGATTGTATTTCTGTCGTGCCTGCAAATATGCGTTGTTCAGCAGTTGGGTTGCTAAATGCTGAATACCAAATTTCTGCGTATTGCGTAATTCCTGAACTTGATGTTGTCGCTTGAACCAAGAATATTGGATTGGCGTTATTAGGATATTGTGCAGTTACAACAGGTGCAGGTACAGTACCAAAGAATGTGGGGTCACTAATACCTGTATTTGGGGCTGTTTGGAATTGTGTGATTGCCACATCATCATAAACAGTTGCGTTAAATTCTGATAATGTTAATTTTGCAATTACAGCACCGTCATCAGCAAACTGTTCAACAATCTTATTTACCCTGAATGGCTTTGCTGTCCATCCATAATTAGGGCTTGTTAATGTAACAATGTCACCTGCCTCAAGTTGAATACCAACATAGTTAATGCTTACCTGAACTTGTAAATCTTCACGGGCTGATTTAAGCAATCGTGTCGCAATATATTGGGCTTGAACATCATTGTTTACCAATGGCAAACTAATTGACATTTTATTTACGGGTTCATTAGGGAATAACAAACTTGGTGCAATTTCAGCCAAGTCAAATGTTGCCGTGTTAAATGTATCCTGTACGGAATTGTCGGGAAATTTACATTCAATAACATTGTATGAACCTGCCAAATCAATAGGGCTTATGCTGATAGCAGATACCATGTTACTGTCGTTTAAATCCATTGCAACTGTGTATGTTGGTTGCTGAACAATAACACCCCATTGGGCTGTAATTTCGTTGTACTTTAACAAGCAATCACAACAACTTGACATATCTTGTAAGTTGTCCATAATTGAACGCTTAGTATCAATTACGCCATTGAATTTAAACCTTGGTTGTGTTGCTGTGCCACCCGTATTAGGTGTATATGTAAAATTTTGATTACTGTAAGTTGTTAATGCGTTCAAACTTGTTGTATCAACTTGACCTACTGGTATAGCACCGCCATATACTTCATTGGTCAAATAG